TATTGCCAAGTCTTACGATCAGGTGACGAAAACCTGCTGGAAGGAAAAGCTGTACGGGCAGGGGCATATCCTTGATAAGGATGTCGACTGGCCGCGTGTCGGCTGGTACAAGTCAAAGCAGAGACTGCCCTATTCAGTCCCTCTAAAGCCCGACGCAAAGGGCAATAACTGGATGCTTGAGTTCAGGTCGTATGAGCAGGGCATCGGAGCTATGATGGCTCAGGCGATCGGCGGTTTTGCCTTCGTCGAGCAATTCCCTTGGGGTGTATTCGAGGAAGTTTTGCGAGGTTGCCGCGAGTATAACTTCCCCGGCAGTAAGCTGGTTGAATACACGCCAGTAGATCCAGACCTATCAATCGACATCGAAGAGATGATAGAGAACGGGTACGAGCCTGAGACTGGCAGACAGCCCGGCCTGAGATACCTGCCAAAGAACTGGAAGATTTACCACGCGAACACCATGTGTGCGATGGAAGCTGGTCACGTTGATGCGAAGTGGTTTGAGGAATTCTTTGGCATGGTTCCGGAAGACATGCGAGACGTGCGAATGCTTGGCATGTTTGCATCGTTTGAGGGTGTCATCTATAAGGAATTCAATACCGCAACGCACTGCATGGGAGATGAAATCTGGTCACGACTCAAAGGCTGCACGCACTTCCGTGGTATTGACTGGGGAGCAGGGCCGGAAAACGACTTCACCTGCACATGGGCCGCACGCAACGGGTTAGGTCAGTGGTTCATCTACGACGAGTATTGCAGTAATGATCAGACGAAAACCACCGTCGACCACCTGAGCCAAGTCTATGAGCAATGGGGATGGCCGGACACGTCTGCTTATGGACCGTCGTTCTGTGACCCGTCTTCCCCTGACAACATCCGCATTGCCAATAAGCTGAGCGTCTACAATCCAGCCGTGGAGAATCTTCACATGATGCGAGGAAAGAACTCCGTCATTGAAGGGATCGAGCACGTTCAATATCTGCTAAAGCCACAGATTCCAATCCCGATGCACGATGAGAAAGGAATGCCAATCATCGACCCGGAAACCGGCAAGGTGAAGATTCGCATGGAACCAAAGCTATTCATCCACCGTTACAACTGCCCTAAACTTGTCCAGCAGATGAAGACGTACCGATGGATGCGTGGAGCAGATCCGAAAGCAAAGGCCGGACGCAATCCAAAGGACGCCCCGAGAAGCCCGCTCAAGAAGAACGACCATCAAGTCGACGGAATGAGGTATGCCCTCTTTTCTGCCGATTCGATGCTGAACTCAACAATTTCTTCCGCAAAATCTCATTCCGAGATTACTGCCCAGACATCAGGCGAGTATCTTCCCGAGCGTGGATTGCGTGGATTCACGACGCAGCACAAGAGCAATCGAAAAGGAGGCAGGTAGATGGACCAATACGCGGCGTACATGCTGTGCGGTGTTTCTCTAGTATCCATTGCGGGGCTAGTTGTTCAGTATTTCAAGCGTGTCGCTGAGATTGACGTGCTTCAGTGGCAACTGAAAACTACCAAGTCTGACCGCGATTGGTTTGAAGAACGATGCGTGCGGTGGCAGCAGGATTACCATTCACTGACGGAAGAAATGTCGGCGCTGAAATCAGCGCCGAACTTGGAAAAAAAGTTGGCGAGCGAACTGACGATACTTCGAGGAAGTAGCTCAGCACTGCACGATGATAAAATTGCACTCACAAAACGCATCGCTGTTCTTACTGCCGACAACAACCTGAAGTCTCACGAAATTATCGACCTGAAAAAGAAGGCCACCCTGAAGTCAGAATCCAAACTAACGGAAGCAATGTCGGGCCTATGCCGCTTCATCGCTGCTAATCAGTGGATGCTGGAAAAGAACAAAGACCTGCGAGATAGCCTTGAGAGCGTGCTTGATGTGTCTCAGTCGGTCGAATCCTTTAGAACGGACTTTTAACCATGAATATGAACTGGACCGCTGCCCCGATTCTGGCACAACGCGGGTATGGGATACACAGCATTGAAGCGACCTATGACGACATGAATTCTGCGACCGTCTACACAGTTCACGAAGCAACTGGTAAAATAGGTGTATTCAGTATTCCGACAAAAGAACTTGCACCCGTCGCGGAGAAGGGGGAGGCTGCAATTCTGGAATTCCTGAAGCCGTACTTTGCAGCCGTGGAGTTCACTGATGGCCAATCCGCTGTTCCCCAACTTCAACCAGAACTCTCAGGAGAACCGGCAGACGAAGACCAGCCTAGAGGAAATCCGGAAGCTATCGACGCGGACGGAGCCACAGAACCGAGTCCGGTTGATGCACCTGATTCACAGCCTGAGACAGCGGTTGAGGGGCAAGAATCAGACGCTTGACCGGACACTCAGCCAGTTAGCGAACGACGCACAGAAGAACGTCATTCAGGTTCACCAAGGGGCACGGCAGAAGGTTAAGGATGTTCTGGAACTGTTGACAGGTTCCGGAAGTTCTTCCACTGCTCGTGCCCGTTCTGCTTTGGTAAGCACGATTAACGCTGGACTGAAGAACCTTGGCGGCGACGTTGAGAAAGCCGTCAACCTGATCGAGCAGTTAACGCCTCAGTTGTTCGGTGGCGAGACGAAGACGCCGGAACAGGCTGGTGGAACGCGGGTTGACACTCAGCCTGAGCAACGGAGGATTCTCCCGTCTGAACCTGCTACGTGGCAGGGAATGCGGCTGATTGATGGAAACCGGGTTGAGATCAGAACGCCGTCTTTTCGCGGTCGGTATTTCATGGATGATCCTGCCATCACAGGCAAGATGGTCCCGGTAACATCCAGTAACGTGCATAGCATCGGGTTTCAGATGAACCTGAAGAATCCCCTGACATCAACGCTGTTCGTGAAATATCTCCAGAAGTACGGCAACGGCGGTCAGTTGGGATCAGGCCCGACATATGGTTACAAGAACGTCCATCCTCGACTATTTCAGGAGTTTCTGGCCGCTAACTCCAAGGGTGGATTCGTTTGGGATCGACTTCGCGTTCGTGGCACAGTCGCCGGAAGTCAGTACGAATACTACCTCGATTCAGTTTCCCGTGGCTACGTCCCGCGTCGTGCCGTCATCGTGAACGGGATTCAGATCCTGAAGCGACGGAAGCGGACTGAAGCAAAGTCAGGCCGGACAGTGGTTTCGCAGTTGCAAGAGAAGGTGATTGGTCCGTATCGTCCACGTAACGGAGCAGGGCCGAATCGCGGCAATCCTGACCGTGGATCACAGCGACCGAATCGGGGCAGGTAATGGCGACCGGACCTAAAGGCGAAAAGCATCTGTGCGGATCGTGTCAGAAATGGCACGCACCGCATCGCCCTGACAACTGCACGCAAATTCCGATCTGCCCGGAGTGCTGGAAGCTAGCCAACGTCAATACGCGAATCTTCGCCCTGTCCCTCGCAAAGGTTTCCAGCGGCATGGGATCACTCGATAACACCGTAGTCGAGATGATGGATGCAGTCGTTGCGGCACTGTCGGCACAGAATAAATCCGGTAGCGACTTCTCGGAGAACTGAAAAGCAGGCGTAACAGTCTGTCTTTTTTCGTGCGTGCCGTAATATTGGCGGTCTGCCTGATTGACATACTGCCCTGTATGCTGGACAATTTAGAAACTGCCCAACGGATTGGGCAATTCAAGGTCAAGGCAGGACGCTATGAACCTAAAACCCAAGGATGGGGAAACCCAACCGGATTTTGCTATCCGGTTTCACGACACAATGCTGTCGGAAATCCAAGACACTGATGAACGGAATCAGAAGTGTTTTGAGATTTGGGCTGACCACACCGGCGAAAAAGAAGTAGACGAAGCCCGTCGATACCATAAGGCATCCGACTTCAAGGAACTACGCAACGCCTGTGTGTTCAAGGAGCATGAGATTCCTAGCCAGAAGCTAGGTAACGGGAAGTTCCGCAAGGGTGTTAAGTACGACAAGTACGCTCTGGCCAGCATGGTTAATAACATGAACGGCCAACTACTCGAAGTCGGCAAGTGCTGCCCTCTGACGCTGGGGCATACCAGCGAAGACGCATCAGCACCGCAGCCGGAAGTTATCGGATTCACGGGGGCATATCGTCTCGGGATGGCCGGGAAGACTAACCCAAAGTTTGCCATCTTCACCGACGAATATCATCGCAAGGACAAGGAAAACGTCTTCCGCTACAGCGTAGGCCGCAGCGTTGAAGTGCTTCCATTACCTGACGTACATCAGAGAACAATCTACCCGATCGCGGTCCTGAGTGCAGAAGAACCAAGGCTGGATTTGCCGCCTGTTCGCTACTGCAACCGCATCGACGCATCAGGAAACATCATTGAAGTGGAGCGTTACCAGATGGGACTACCGGGCGGAAACGCGACGTTCATGCCAAGTACAAACATGAAACCCGACAAGTACGGCGACAGTTCTCCTGAACAGGAGCTACCGCAGGGTGTCGTGAAGTCTGTTTGCGAGGCTATCTTTGCATCGGAACCATTCCAGTATTTGATAGCGAAGATGCAGGAAGACGGAAAATCAGGAGCCGTCACGCCGATGATTCATCAGCCGCCACAAATGGCTGATATGCCTGCTGAAGATCCTGAACAGCAACCGGGAGCACAACCGGGAATGCCGGGACAACCCCAGCCGGGAGGAATGCCCGATGCTGGTTCTAATATGGGTGCAGACGCACCAATGAAACCGCCTCAGCAGGACGCTGGCGGTGATCCAAATCAACCGCCATTCGCAAAGGAAAAGAAACCAATGGCAGACAATGACAAGTATTCGGCTGAGGCAGGATTCAAGGCTCTTGAAGCCCGCATCGAAGCACTGGAAGCAGAGAAGAACTCACTCAAGGCCAAGCTGATCGGCTCAGAGCGATACAGCAAGCTGTCAAGCCTGAAGGCTGATGGTTACGAGTTCGATCTGAACAAGGAACTGGGTCGCGTATCTACCCAGTCAGATGAGCAGTTTGCGGATCATGTCGAAACCATCCGAGAACATTACCGCAAGTCTCCGGCATCAGTCGCTGACTTCTCCGGTATCGCTGGAGTTGGCCGACGAGCAGACGCCCCGGAAGACGGTGACAGCATCGACCAGCTTTCCGCGTCAGACGTGGAAGATGTGAAGCGATATGCCGCCAAGAATCACATGAGCTACGTCGAAGCCCGCAACGCATACGCCGTCGAGAAGAAGTCACGCGGGACTGTCGCAGGCTAATCCAGAATTCGGCGCTGAAATCAGCGCCGACTCTTTCAAACATCGAAACACTGTGAAAGGATTCACAAATGAGTTTTCAGGCATCGGGCAATATTCGCCCATCCCGCTTTGTTAAGCGATCTGGAGCCAACACTGTAGCGGAAGCCGGTGCGGGCGAAGTCATGATCGGCATCAGTGCCGAAGGCAGCAATTATCCACCAATTCCCGGACAAACTGAGTATGCAGCCGCTTCCGGCGATCCATGCTCAATCATCTTCATGGGCGACGGCCAGCAAGAAGATCGTCCGGTTCTGCTGGTCCTTGGGACTGGCGGGGCAACGCAAGGCGGACTGCTGAAGTCTGACTCTGCCGGTGCCGGTGTTGCTGTCGCAAGCAACAACGACGTTTACGGGGCACTTGCCCTTGAGTCCGGATCTGCTGGTGAAGCAATCCGAGTTCGCCCACTCTTCGGTTACTACGGAGCATAATCTGCCCTGATGGGTAGGTTCTTTTGAAACAACTTGTGAAAGGATTCACAAATGACAGCAGTTCTTCCAGGTGGTAATTCCACCTTCGTCCCAAGTCACGAGGCTTCGGGATCTCTGGTTATCGACTACGCCCGCAACATCAAGAAGTTTGCGGTCAACCAGTACACTCAGGTGAAGAAGGTTGATAAGTCGATCTTCTATTACATGAAGATGAACTTCGACGAGAACGGTCGCATCATCGACGCCAGCAACTTGGATAACGAGTGGCAGGACGGTGAAGCGGCTCCCGGTGGCCGAACCAACGGCAAGGAATTCGAATACCTTGCTGGCACGACTCGCCGCTACGTCTACCCATTCACCTTGGGAGACAAGGCAGTCGCACAGGCAACTTGGGACATCGTGGCATCACACGCGGCTGCACAGGCTCAGCGAGCTATGACGGCACGCACAATGTTGGCCCTGAAGTCTGTCCTGACGACTGGAAACCACCTATCCAGCCACGTCATCGACATCTCTGCAGTGTCCGGCAATACCGGGACTTGGGCCGCTTCGACGAGCAATCGTCAGGACATCAAACGATCCTTGAACTACGCCCGTGACACGATGATTCAGGACAGCCTTGGAGCGATCGACGCTGACGACCTGAACTTGGTCATCAACCCAACCTTGGCTCGACAGCTGAGTGAGTGTCAGGAGATCGTCGAGTACATCAAGGGTTCACCTGATGCACTGGCACAGATCAAGGGCGAATTGTCCGGTGGCAACCAGAACGCAATGTTCGGCCTGCCACAGAAATTGTACGGTGTGAACCTGATCGTCGAGAAGACGGTTCGCGTCACCAGCAAGAAGCGAGCAACGTCAGCCAAAAGCTACGTTCTTCCGACTGCTACTCCGTTCATGACTGTTCGCCCAGGTTCACTGGAAGCTCCTTTCGGTGGCCCGAACTTCAGTGCAATCACCGGCTTCATGTATGAAGAGATGAGCACTGAGACGAAGAAGGACAAGGACAATCGACGCACCTCTGGCCGCGTAGTTGAAGACTACGTGTACATCCTGACGAGTCAGGAAGGTGCCGTTATGTTCCAGAACGCAGTCTGATTCATCATGGCTTCGGCCATGTTTCCAGTGGTCAGCAGGACGCCTCCCCTGCTGGCCACTGCTTTGAATAAGCGACTCTATCGAAACCAGAAGGGCGGTGATCCTTGTCTCATGAGTCTATGAACAAGCCATCTCATTCGACCAGTCTGGGGACTTCCTAATGGCCGCAACCTACGTCACTGCTGCTGACTTGGTTCTGTTCTTTGATGAACGGGACATCCAGCAACTCGTAATCGACGACTCATCGGACAGCACGACTGTCGATGTAACCGACAATGCACGGGTTGATAGAGCACTGTCAGCAGCGGAAGGCGAAGTCATTGCGGCTCTTAGGAAGGGCGGTCGATATGAAGCCGAGCAATTGGCAGCACTCGCCGGGACTGATCTCGACTACCTGAAACGAATCATCTGCGAGATCGCGATGGTTCACCTGTTTCGAAGGCGAGTCACAGTCAATCCGGACGTTTTGAAATTCTACGAAGACATACGCAAGGGCCACATTAAGGACTTGCAAGACGGAAACTCTGTAATCACGGGAGATGAGCCAGCGGCGGCTGAAGCCGGGGCAATCTCAAACGAAGGTCCGACGCTGGTTGAGTGGGACGGCCTCAATCTTTGGCGAGAACGGACCGGATACTTTCCAGCCAGAAAATACCCATAAGGAACTGCCGACATGACTGGTCAATTTTGCCCATACGTTTCTGGCCCGGTGTTGGTGAAAGTCAACCTGCGGGACACAAACGGTTTTGTAAGTCTTGGCTACACCACGGAAGGCGTTTCTATTGAAGAGACAGTCTTCACGAATCCGATCCACTCTGACCAGTACGGCGGGACAGCAGGCCCGGCGGTTGATCGTCAGTTCATGGGTAAGTCTGTCAAACTGAGCCTCTCGATTGTTGAGCCAGCGATGGCGGTAGCCAAGAAGCTACGCGAAAGCCAGGCATCGACAAACTGGTCAACCGGAGCGGCCGGAACGCTCACAAATATCGGCGGTCTTGTTAGCTGCGGCAAGCGAGCGTTTCAGGTTCTGCTTATTGGTGCAGCCGATACCGCAGCGATTGCTGCTGACGCTGGAGCCGCTGTCTTGGCTGACAATCTCAACCTGCCGAACTGCTGGTATGCCGGGCCGATCAGATTCAACCTGGCATCCAAGAACACAACGATCGACTTTGATATCGAAGCGTTGCCGTTCACAACTGACTCAACTCAGTCCGGAGACGGCAAAACGTATCTCTGGATGCAGAACGCTCACGTTGTCACAAACTTCGCCACTTATGCTGGCACGACTCAATCTGTTGAAACCTAATGCTGAACCTATTCAAACGCTGGCTGTTTAACCGCAGCCGATACGTGTTCAAATTCTGGAATGGCCATCGGACGGCAGTCGCTGATCCGATGGTTATCTGGAGGGCACTGCAATCTAACGAAGACTTTCGGGAAGATGACTTCAAGCTGATGAAGCGTGAAGAACTCCGGGATAAGATCATCGGTAAGGTTGCAGGCATTACACGCGAAGTGTTTGAATTAAAGCCGGTTCACGAAGGTGGCCTGACAGAGCTTGAGTGCCTTGATTTACTCAAGGCGTTCATGCTGTACTCTGGGTTTCAAAAAAAAAGTGGCGAACAGATGCAGACATCGCAGCCACTTACGGAATCGGAGTTGTCGGACGACTCGACAGCAGAACCGAGCACGAGCGACGATTCGGCCTCTACCTGAATCTCGAACGTGTTCAAGCGTGGGATTCGATGGCCATTGCACAGGGCATTGGGTTAGCCCTCGGATCGGCCAGCAAAGAGTATTTCGAACAGCTTTATGAGAATCAGGCGACGGTAGCTAAGGCCGTCACCGCAGCGAAGCGAAAGGGCAAGTGACATGGCAAGACGACCATTGACAGACCCAATCGCAGACGCCATTAGCGGGCTAAGCCAAGCGGTAACGTCAGGTGGCGACAACCAGCAATGGCAGCAGAACGTCACGCAGACGACCGAGCAGTTCACCGGCGTTATTGCAGACGCTGTCGTTGAACGGATCGCACCGACGATAACAAACGCCACACGCAGAACTTCATCCAGTTCACGATCACGCGGCGATACTGCCAGCCAAGCTCAAGCGGCAAGCAATATGTCCGGCAATGTTCTTCCGGGGCATACGTTCCAGCCGTCCGTGAATATGGACGACATCCCGGACCTGAATAATCCGCCGCGTTTCAGTAGCACGCTCCAGCCTCCTGAGAGAACCGTTAGCACAAGCCGTTCCGGTGGTGGACCTCCGCAGAATCCGCCTAATGATCCGCCAGAAGATCGAACATCCCGCCACGCAGAAGAAGCACGCAGGATCGTTGAGGATATCGCGAACACCGCTACTGCAACTGCTGCTGCTAACGGCAATATTCCGCCGACACCTCCGGGCAACGGTCCACCCGAACCGCCTGAGCCACCAGACGATGACGACAATAATATCCAGCGGATGCTGCTGGAGTATCTACGCAGATTGCTAGGCATAGACTTCGGTGATCTGGCAAACATCATGTCACGCCTGACGATGAATGCCACAAACATCATCGGCGGCAATAACAGCATGAACGTCCCGAACGGTCCAGCAGGTCACGCTGCGAACCTGATGGATACGATTGCCGACTACTTCAACGTCCCACGAGAGACGGAAGCAGCCACGATCGAAGCACAGGAACACCTAAGACGATCCATCGACCGACTGACAGAAGCGACTGACGGGGCATCTGGCACTAATCCAGCACAACCGCAGGGACGATTCGCACGCATCCGGTCATTCTTTTCACGCGGCAGAGGCAGACGCGGTGGAATGGCCACTGCTACACGGATTGCAGCACGACTCAGGCCGGTCCTGAATGGGATCACAAACATGGTCCCCTCTC